CGGGAAAGTCCACCGAGACGAGCGGCTTGCTGTGCGCCACGCATCTCTTGCGGAGAAAGCTGGCCAGTAGCCGCGAACCGCTGGGCGGCAAGGGCATTAAGCTGATTAACAATCGCTTGCTGCATCGGGTCAGCCGCACGCAGCGCAGCCGTAGCGCGGCCACCAAGGGCTTCAACGTCAGCAATGTCAGCAGCACGCTGTGCGCTTGTGAGTTCCTGACCGATACCAGCGGCTTGACGCGAGGCCAAGTCTTGCAGGCCAAGGAGTCCCATATTCCCGCCACCACCTTGAAGGAGGGTGTTAATATCCGCAAGTTCAAGCTGCGTGTATTGCGGACGATACATCTGCTCGGATGCAAGAATCTGGCCCTGAAGCACGGGGTCAGCCATCGCTCGCGTGAACTCAAGGGCGGACTGGCCGGGGTCAACCGGACGAGGTGCCGGTGGCGGCGTTGGCATTGAAACTTTAGAACCCATGTTAAACCTTCAGTAAGTGTTTTAGCTTGTAGTAATTATAAAATCTAGGCTGCGGTCTGCCTTTGAATTCCCTTGCCCATCCTATTTGTTTAAGGGGGAAGGGGATGTGAGAATAAAGAATCGAAAGAGCGTTTTCCCCGACAACCATTTCCACCCACCACGCATCAGCTTCGTGAGGACTGACCCAGCGTTTGTAATCGCTTGAGTCACAAGGCCGAGCCAAGGCGAGCATGGATGGCTCTGAGTAACAATAACCATGCTCCAGATAAAGACCGTGAACTCGTGGGAAATCTGGACCATAGATGTTAAGAGCTTCGGAGATTGCTGACATTAAGTGTCAATAAGACCATGAGCGCGAAGCCGTGCAAGGATTGTGTTAACCTTGTCCTTCAGGTCGGTCATTTGGGTTGTAACCTCGCCAACGTCAATGTTGTCAAAGCCAACAAAATTGTAAGACGTAGAGATGTCGCTAACAGCCGCGCCCTGAGCACCGACAACCTGTGTATTGTTTACCTTAAATGCAGTCAGTGTGTCAACGACAGTAAGCCCCGTGAGCACACCAGCATCCGTGCATATCATTGGTCCGCCCTGAATCGTAGAGCCGCCAGTTCCGTCTGCCCTAAGTATGGCGTTATCCGTGGGGCCAGTCGAACCACCGATTGTGCCGCCACCGCCAGCGGAAGCCGAAATCGTAATGCTACCGGCACCGTTAGTAATCGTGACGTTAGAGCCAGCGGTAAGCGTGGCCTTGGTAAAGCCTGTGCCGTTACCGATGAACAACTGGCCGTTAGAGCCAGTCGTTAGCTTGGAGGCCGTAATGCCTCCGTCCTTAACAATTACCGCGCCACCCGAAAGCTGAGTCGTTGCATTATCCACGGCACCCGAAGCAAACGTCGCGCTGTTAATAGCGGCGTTAAGATTCGCTGCGGTTACTTGGTCGTTCGTGACGTAAGTGTTACCTGTGCTGAGGATAGCCATATCAGTATTCTACCACGAGGGTTTATTGCTTAGAGCTAATGTTAAGGTCAGTAAGTTGAGAGGTTACTTTGACCGCCCGAATCTTGGGACGGCCAAGTGTTGGTGTAAGCGTGAACTGGCCACCGTATCCACGGATGTTACCGATGCGGCCACGAACAGAGGCGTCCTCGCCGCTCTTCAAATTACCAACTAGAAGGTCAGAAAGCGAATCAAGCGGGTTAAGCGAGTCTGGGTTCTCTGACTCAAAAGAAATGTCAATGTCAGAGTCGTTACTCTCAGAGCTTTCGGCCTGAAGCTCGAAGGAGTTATATCGCTTTCGGTCCATTGTCCCAGCGGTGTATTGCCGCGTGGTCATGTAAGACTGAATCTGGTAAGTCGTAGCAGCCTGCCCAATCTGGGTAATGAGACGGTCGTTATTATCCACACGGTCCTCAAGGATATGGATGCCGCCGAAAGAATTCACGGCATACAGCTTGTTCAGAGAGCCTGCGCCAGCGCGGATAAGGTTACGGATGTTCCAGCCGGGAGCGTCAACGGTATCCAAGGATTCCCAGCCTTGGTTCAGGAAGTTGTAAACCAAGATGGCATTATTCTCGGTCGATTTGTCGAGGGGGACGGCGATGTAATAACGGTTATCGTGGTAAATGGCTACGCAGTTCTTCGCGTAATCCTTGTTAATCCGCTTGATAAGGGGGTTAATCGGCTCGGAAAGGGGAATTGTGGCACCGCGCAGGTTATACAAGTCCTCGAAGGTCATGGCATAAACGCCGTTATCCGAGAGGAAAAGAATCTGGTTGCCGACCTGAACCACCGAGCGACGAGCCAGACAGCCCACTTCGCGGGTAACCTCTTGGACCGTAGTGGACTCCAAGGCACCGCTTACACCACGCACAAGGTGAATCGTGTTACGGTTAAACACCACGAGGTTGTCCTCGGTGAACGGCTGAAGGGCTACGACGTAATCCGCGCCACCTGAAGCGATGCGGTAATTAGCGTAAATCTGGTCGTAAGTGTCTTGGTCGAGAACGTCAGACGCAATGATTTCGTCCGATACGTCGCGGCTAGTAATCGTAGGCGAGCCAGAGCTGCCGGTCGTCGTGTAAAGGAACGGCATCCAAAGACGACGCTGGTGGTAAACCGCCCAAGGCGGGGCAGGCATATGGCTAAAGCCAGCACCAACGGATAGCTTCTTAACGTAAACAACGCTGCCGTTACTGTGGTCGTGAACGTCAGCGTAAAACGTAAACGTATATGGGTCAGAGACTGTTGCGATTGAGTAACCTTTCGTCTTCTCGGTCAGGTCTGTGCCGTCTTTATCAACAACGTAAATTACATCGCCAACCACTAATCCGTGACCCGCTAAATGAGTGACCGTCACCTCGCCGTCCACGCAGTTTGTGTTATTTGAGTTATCAAGGTAAACCGGCTGGGTGTAGTCGCCATTTGCGACCAGCTGGAAAGCCGGGGTTCCAGTAAAGTCTCCATCCCACTCCAAGGCTGTCAGACCATCTCGGAAAATGAAGACGTAATTAAACGCCTGAACCATATTAACATCAGCTTCCAGCGACTCACCAGCCGGGTATTCGATTGGAGTAGATACGCCGGTTCTCAGGTTTACCGCATACGCAATACTGTTCGTAGCAATTACGATGTATTCCTCGTTTTGGGAAGCCGGGTCAGAGAACAAGCACGAGCCGTAAACCGCGTTAATGACGTTATCATTAAGGATAGGTGCGCCGACGACTGCGGTTCCGCCGATGGTTCCCGAGAGGCCCGAGACAGTAATTTGGATTGTAACAGAATCAACGACAGTGATAAGTCGGTTGCCATTAGGGTCAGGTGTAAGTCCTGTAATACCAGAGACGTAGCCGAGTGTCTGGTCAATGAATGGGTGCGCCGAGGAGAACGTAATCGTAATTGTGTCTCCGCTTCGGCTGGAGCCGCTAGACGTTGTGTTAGCGTAAACGTAAAACGGCAGCGTCAAAGACGCTTCATCCGTAGCCAGCGAGGAGCCTAGGTTCTGGTGGCCCTTGCGGGTCTGCCACGCCCCGTTAATATCCATGCGTCCGTTAGACGACATGGCAATCTCTGAAGGTTGAAGCTGGTCTGGGCGAAGGCGTGCGTTAACTCTAGTGAACGCGACATCGCCCTCATCAACCATCAGGTTATCAAGGGAGCCGTAATTGCTATACCGTGGCATTTACCTAGTATAGCTTATGTTGTTACTTCACCTTGCGGCGTTTAACGTCAACACCCTTGATGATGCCTTTGTTACGGCTGGCGTAAAAGACTTGCTCGCCACGCTTCTTGCCATACTCGGCTTGCATCGCGGCCTTAATCTTACGGCCTTTTTTGGTCAGTGGCATATTAGCGGTATCTTGAGGTTTTCTTAGCGATGGACTTAGGCTGCTTAACGAACTGCTTGCCTTTCTTCATCCCCTCGCGCTTGGCCCGATTTGTAGCAGCTTTCTCAGACGGGCTAAGGGCTTTCCATGCCGCATCGGGCAAGTATCGCTCGCCGGTCTTTAGGCTAGGCTTACCAGAGCTAGTGCGCCATTTCTGGCGCGTCCAGTTCACAAGGCTCTTTTGCTGCGGTTTCATCGGGCCGTTTTATAACCGCCGCCCTTTTCCTTGTATTTCTTAGCAAGCATCTGCGCTTTACGAGCAGACCACTGCCCCGGCTTGCCACCCTTGCCACCGGCCTTAATCGACTCAAAGAGCCGCTTACGCATAGTAGGCTTAGTGTAAACCCCGGCAGAGTTAACCGTAGAACGCTTCATCAGCACTTCTTCCGCTTGCCGTATTCCATCATGCGCTCGCGCTTACCCTCGGACTTCTCGTGCTTCATCCGTTGCTTACGCGACTTGTATCGTTCACCTGATTTGCTCATAGTAGTTAATGGTTAATGCTTAACAGTTCCAAGCCCTTCGGCTCCAATAGTTTGCAGAAAGTTTGTTCTCCTTGCCCTTGATTCCACCAGACCGAGCGCAGTAGCTTTTCTTCCGCGCAGGCTGGTTTTTCTTGATGGTCATGTTCGCGTCCCCGAATCGGACGACCTTTTCTTTGCCGCCCTGACAGGCTTTGACTACGAACTTCTTCCCGCCCTTAACGTCGCGTCTAGGGCTATTACAGGGCAGATTGCGGGGATTGAGGGCCATGGTAGGTGTAAAGGGTTAAAAGCCCGTAAAGTGGCTTATTCTGCGTCTTTGAGGCGGTTCTGTTCCGCCTCCCGGTTAATACGGTCAAGGTTCTTAGCTTGCTTGATAATCCACCAAGCGGAAAGGGAGCTAACAATAACCGAGCCGGCCATGGCAAGAACCTGCAAAACGTCAGTCGCCATCTGAAGCGTAGCAACGGTGGACACCCAGCTAATAGCGTTAAGGCTAATCATTTTCATGGGCTGGAGGTTATCGTTCATTTGGCTGTGCGTTGTAGTGGCCGCGAACCGAACCACCACATGACGGCTGTTGAAGTAGCAAAAACGAAGTCAGCCAAGATAGCGGCAACCGCTGCCTCACCGACGAACCCTGCCACGATGAACATAATCAGCGACAAGACCATCGCCCAAGTCAGGCCGGGGCGGGTAAAAGCACGAAAGGCGTCCACCAGAATACGGGTAGAAATGACCCAAATAGGGGCATTTGCAGGAATCTGGACGGCTTCGTTATCGCTCTTGAGGCTGGTATCGAAGGACTTGAACTCGGCCTCAGTAATCTTCAGCCGGGACATGGCCTCCATTTTCTTAATCTCAAGCTCGGTTTCCATCGCTTTAGACTTAACGTCCACAATCTTTTGAACCAAAGAAAGGACGCCGCCCAAGATGGAGCCACCGACTGCACTAGAAAGAAAACTAAACATAGCTTATACTAGCACGAATCAAAACCAGTGATGACGAATCCAACGCCAGCAAAAGTAAGGGAGCCAGATAAACTTAGGGACGCGGACAATCTTGACGTTACTGTCAACGACCTCCGGGGGAACAGCGTCCCAACAAGTGACCTTGATAGGCCCGCCATCATTGGACTCGCAGCTCCAAATCAGCCCGTTGCGCGTCGGGGGACGGCCCCAATACCACGAGTTATCAAACTGACCTAGCTCAACGTCAGTCTCGCGCCCGTGGCTAATCATGCAACTTACGATGCGCCAGCCGTCAGTCTTGCCCTTAATTGTGAACGCCGAGATTCCAGCTTGGCCGATGAACCTGCAATCCGAGAACTCAATGTTCGTGCAGCCCGTGGCATCTACGTTATTCTCTGTCCCGGCATCAACGGTCTTACCTTTTAGCTGCGCGTTAGTGCAGTGATAAAACTTAATGATGTCGTCATACGCCTTGGGGTAAGGCGGGTTCTCAAAGCCGTCCGTATCGGGGTTATCCCCGTAGTAAGAAATCCAGTTAACGTCAGGCGGGATAGGCATTATTTGTCTGAATTGTTAACAAACAATTTCTACCTTGCCGTCGCCGCCAGCACCAAAGTTTGCTGCGCCTCCTGCGCTACCGCCACCTTGGGTGCTGACTTGTGATGTTCCTGCGCTGATATATCCAGACCCGCCACCACCGCCACCAGCACCGAATGGTGCAGCAGAGCCGCAACCAGCACCACCACCACCACCGTAATAACCATCGCCACCGCTTCCGGGGGCATAACTTCCAGTTCCTGCGGCTCCACCTTGGTTGGATGAGCCACTGCCACCGTTCGTAGAGCCATAGCCTCCGCCGTCTTGGACAATGCCACCAGCCCCACCCCCGGCTTGGGTGCCACCGCCTCCGCCAGCACCGCCACCGCCACCAGCTGCACCAGAACCGTTACCACCACCGGCACCGCCGTAACCATTGGTGTTTGCAGCATTGCCGCTTCCGCCGCCACCACCAGCTATGATTGTAACAGCGGTTCCACTGACCGAAGTTCTACCACCACCACCTCCGCCAATGCCGGACGGCACACCTCCGTTGGGATATGCTGTATATGAATAAGAACCTCCTCGACCGACGATAACGGTATAAGTCTGACCAGCGGTTACGCTTACTGTCGTAGCAACATAACCACCAGCACCTCCATTAACGCCGATACCAGCACCTCCACCGGCACCCCAGCACTTGAAAGTTGCTGTTGTTTTACCAGCAGGCACCGTCCATGTTTGAGATGAACCAGTATAGTTAAAAGTGGTAGTTGTTGTATTTGACTTACCATGCAAGTCATCCAGCGAGATTGCGCCAGATGGGACGGCTGCGAGGGTTCGCACCGCTGCATCGTTCAGCGAAATTTGTGCAGTAGCAGAAAGGCCAAGCTCCGTATTGACTTGGCTCATGCTAATCTGGCCTGACGCCGGGAGAGCCATTACTTCTTCAGGAGTTCGATTTCAGCTTTGAGTTCTTTGATGGCCTCTACGAGAAGCGGGATAACACGCTCGTAATGCAGCGTCTTGTATTCGTTGTCGATGGGGGCTGGGGCAACGACCTCTGGAAGGACCGCTTCGACTTGCTGCGCGGACAGACCAACCTCGCGCACCGGCTTGTAGCCAAGGGCTTGAGCAGTCTCGTTCGCCTCGTAGTAAAAACCGTTCAGCTTGGAAACCTTGTCGAGAGCGTTCTCAATGTTACCGAGCTTGGTCTTTAGGCGGTCGTCGGAGTAGTAAGCTGTGATGTTGCCTGTGGCAATAATTTCGCCTACAACGTGCAATGCTTGAGCAGGACTCGACGTGCCAATGCCGACGCCGGTGCTTTCAATATGGAGCAGTTCAGTAACGGTTGCGGAGTTGTCAGTCTTAATTGCAAACGCAATGCCTGAGCCACGATTGTTTGCCGTGGTGCCGCGCAGTCGTGTAGCAATGTATCCGACACGAGTGCTGCCAGAGGTTGAGTTTAAATCATGGAACTCGGTCATGCCAGCCAAGTTTCCATCGGCATCAGCTTGACCAGTTGCAAAACCCAGAACTCCGGTGCTGGTGCTTCCCTTGATTTCTAAGTATGTTCTAGCGGCGTTGTAGCCACCAGAGAAATAACTCGTCGTCCCAACGAGGGCGTTGCCTGCGCTGTCGATGCGCATGCGTTCGGAGCCATCGGTAGAAGCGGCGATAACGTTTGCGCCAGTAGCGGTCAGCGCGAGCGTGCCAGCATTGGTCACAAGCGGCGTCGTCACCGAGGTGCTGGCCGAGGCGGTCGTAAACGCACCAGAGGACGCTGTGCTTGCGCCAATCGTAGCACCGTCAATCGTGCCTCCGTTAATGTCAGCCGTGTCAGCAACCAGCGAGTCAATGTTAGCCGTGCCGTCGATATACAAGTCGCGCCACTCGTGTCCTGTGCCACCAAGGTCGTAAGTGTTATCCGTAGCAGGGGTGAACTCCGAGGCACAGCGAGCGTTAAACGTAACGGTATCGGTATTGCTGCTGCCAAGGGTGGTGTTGTCATTAACCGTTAGCGCGGTAGTCGTGAGCAGATTCGCATCGCTGATGCTAACACCCGAGTCCTGAATTAGCTTACCCGTCGTGCTATCAAATCGAACAACAGCATTATCCGTAGCAGAGGCAGGACCGACTACATCACCAGTAGCACCGCCAGTTGCAGCGACGGTAAAGCTAGGATAACTTCCAGTCACGGAAATCCCAGTTCCAGCGGCTATACTAACAGTCTGGTCAGGGGCCGAATTTGTAACCGTGAAGCTGGGATACGTTCCCGACGTAGAGATTCCTGTGCCAGCCGCAATGCTAACCGTCTGGTCGGGGGCGTCGTTAGTAATCGTAAAATTCGGGTAAGTCCCCGAGGTCGAAATACCTGTCCCGCCAGTCAGCGCAACCGTTTGGTCAGGCGACGTATTTGTTACGGTAATGCTACCCGAGCTTGTGATGGGGCCGCCGCTAACGCTGATGCCTGTGCCAGCCGCCAGGTCAACGCTAGTGACTGTGCCGGTCGCGCCTTCTACTGTCGGCGTGTCCAGAATCAGGGTTTTGAAAACGTCCATCTTAGAGGTAGTTCAGTTCTTGCATTTCAACCACGGCATCGCTGGAACCTTCGCGGATAGCCTTGGCCTTAGAAGCCATCTCCCGTGTCCAGTAAGCCGAGCTATTAGCAGGCATACGGAAGCCAAGCGAAGCGGTCGGGTCAGTCGCGCCATCGAAAGTCACACGAATAGGCTCGCCAGTAACTTGCACCAGAACGTGCGTAGTGCCAGCGTTCAAGCTCCAGTTCACGATAGCCTCGGCAGACGAGCTAATCGTGTTCTGCTTATGAGTCGTGTTGTTCTGCGAAATCGCCTGCGACGGCGTGTTAACAATGCGTGCGTTAGGCATGAGATTAAACTGTAAAGGGTGAAGCCTGCACCGCAGCGTCGGTGCCGCCAGCGCGAATCATCTTAGCCGCATCAGCCTGACGAGCAGACCAGAAGCCACGGAAGCCAGATGCAAACTTGTGGCCGTTAGAAGCCGAGGGGTCAGAGCCGTCAAACGTAACCATGATGTCGGCACCTTGGACATCAACGAAAACGAACTTAGTGTCCTCGTCATACCACGTTGTAGCAAACTGCACAACGGACGTAGAAACCGTCAGGCGTTCGTCTGTGCCGCCGTCTGTCGGAACCGGGTAAAGATTAACTGTGAATGTGTTAGGCATAAGATTAACGAGACTGGCGGGAGACGTATGTTGAGATTCGGCGGTAAAGCGTATTGTTATTGCGTTGCGATTCCGCTTTGTCTAATTCTACCAAAAGGTATTGCTGCGCCACGTTTTCCTCGGCAATGGATTTGTCAATCTGACCATCCATCCGAAGGAAGTCGGCGTAAGCAGCATGAGCGGCGTATTCAAAGAACTCGCCGGGAATGTCAGTAGCGGCGGACGTATAAGGGCCGCCCCACTCCTTGATGAAGCTAACCCAGAACCCGCTTAGGTTGCTGTAATTGTTCACCACATGAGCACCGTCAGAATCCACCCAGAACTCGTATTCGATAGCCGAGTTAATGTTCAGGGGGTTGCTGCTCCAGATGCGGTTAAAGCTGTCAATCTCGGGAACCGCGTCAGCGATGACGGTAGCCGAGCCGGTGTAAGTCTCGGTGCCCGTCCCAGAGGTCAGCTCGTAAGTAAAGGTGTCGTTAGTCGTCGTGGTCGTGTCCACGCTGACAACTTGGAAGTTACCGTTAGCGTTCACGGTTCCGCTAAGGGCGGCTACCGTGACATACATACCGGCCACAAAGTTCACGCCAGCCGTGCAAACGAACGTCACGGTTGTCCCGCTACGGGACGCCGAGGCGACATTGTAAGTAGTCGGCGTAAAGGTAACGGGGATAACCCCATCTACCATAGGCCGCGCCTGAGCACCTACGATGTATCGCGGCCAAGTCTGACTTTGCCGATACGCCTGATAAATGCGGCGATTAACAAAGTTCAGGATGCTCGTTTGCTCTTGGGTCGTGAAGTCACTCACGCCCGAAAGCGAGCTAATTAGTGAATAAAGGTCGCTGTATGTTCGGTTAGTCACAGTTTGTTAGGGGAAAGGTGAGGGAACTTCTTCTGGAAGTATTTCATAAACTCCTTAGAGTGAACCTCTTTGGCTCCGTATTTTTGCTGCATACGGTAAAATTCCCACTCGGGGATTACCCCGATGCACCGTCCCAAACCGGGGACTTCTCGTTGATTAACCAGCTCTTTAGCTTGTTGAGCGGCTTCGATTTCTTTAGCACGCTCCATCTCTTTCTTTAGTTGCAGCCCCGTCTTTAGCTCGCGCATTAGCGCGGCGTGGATTTCTCCATCATGGTATTTCGGGAAGGTTGTAATTAGCTGCATAAAAAAGGGGCTACCCCGAAGGATAGCCCCATTATAACACGCTAGTCTAGTGGGTTAGAACTGAGAGAAGTTCACCACTTGAAGCGCGATAACAATCTCACCAGCAGTAATCGACGCAATGGCGGCATCGTTCACCTCGATATAAACCGGGGTGGCGGAAGCAACCAGCTTCACGGGCAACGCGCCACCAGCGATGGTGGTCGTGCCAGCGGACTGAACGAAAAGGTCGCCAGTGTTAGCCACGGGGCCAGACATAGCGTCCACGTCCAGAGCGTCAATGAACTCGTCAGGGTCGGCTTGTGTTGTGCCAACGTCAATCACGAGCGAGGTCGAGCCAGCGATGGCTGTCTTCTCGTGAACAACGCAGGACAGCACACCCGAACCGGCGGGGAGCGTAAACAAGACATCCTGATTACCGTTGCCGATAGCCTGAAGGTCAAGATACGACAGCTTCGCAACGTAGTTGAAAAGCGTGCCTGCGGATTCGTTAATTGTGAGCTGGGCCATTGTTAGTTATTAGCTGAGGGCTGTGATTTTGCCGTGGGCACCGGGATGGTTGACCAACAGCGTGAGGGTTGTGTCCACATAACCACGCTCACCACCGCCGAGGTTCGGCAGACGGGTCGAGCCAAGGCCAATCAGCTCCGCAACGCCGTAGTAATCCGGGTTGACGAGGTAGCCAGTGTCCTTGTTTGTGGTGTCAGGAGCGCAGTCCGGGTTCATGTTCACAATGCTCACCATGCCGTGGTCGGACTCATACATCTCGACCGAGAGCTTGATGGTCTTGGAATCAGCCGCCTGAGTAATCTGGCGGTAAACCGTGTTTGTGCTGCCCGATGTGCGAGCATAGTCAGCGATAACGCGACGCAGGGCTGTGTCGGCCACGAGCGTCAGGTTGTTCGTTGTGCCTGTGACGCGATAAATCGACGTAATCAGGTCATTGAAACCGCTCTCAGTCAGCGCACCGGACGAGTGAATCGAACCAGCAGGCGTGCGGTAAGCGGACGGAACGTCAGCCGGACCAGCCGAGTCAATCCAGTCGCCCAGACCACGGAGGCCATAAACGGTGCCAGCACCATCTTCAGACGAGCGGTCATTCGCGGAGCACAGGGTAGCCTCAACGTCGCGCTTGATTTCGCGGACGGCCTTGGCTTCAGCCTGAGCAATCTTCGCGGGACCAACGGACTCAACGGCGTTCTGGAGGTCAGACACCATGAAGTCGCGGCGGAACTTCTGGACGTAGTTGCCGATACGAGCGCGGCCACTGAATTTGTCGGTGAACGATGTAACGTCGGCACCTTCGGCCACGCCGGATGTCACCGGGGAAGCGAGGGAGTCAACGGTCCATTCAACGAATGTCCCTGTCGCCTTGCTCTTAGGAGCGGACGAAAGCACGGGAGTTTCCTCGGGGGCGAGGATGGTCAGGATGTCGGTCAGGTCTTCACGATTGGAGACAGCCGAACCCGGATTGGTTGTGTCGTAAGTGTTAGAAAAAGCCATGTTAGGCGGTAGTTAAGAGTTATTTACGTTTAGAGTGTTGAAGGGCGCGGAGAGCGATGAAGTCCTGCGTAGCACCTGACGTAGAGAACCGTTGCTGAATGTCTTTCACGGCCTTAGCCGCTCGGGGTTCTGGCTGCTCGCTTTGAGCAGAAGAACTAACCTGAATCGAAGGAGGGTTAATCCGCGCACTAGGCCGGGTTTCGTTCACAGGCTTGCGCCCATAAATCGAATTAGCCGCGTGAGCCACCATGTATTCCATGTAAGGCTCAAGGTCCGGGACTGCTTTGATAGCCTGCTTCAAAAGCGGGCTTTCGCGCAGAATCTCGAACTGCCTGCGGGTATCGTTATCTTCGCCTTGCATCCAATCCAGTTCCGTCCGAATTGCCTCACTAAGCTGTTGCTTGGCGGCGGCACGTTGCTGACGGGCTTGGAGTTCAGAGAGCTGCGCCGGGAGAAAGTCTTTGCGTGCCTTCTGAGCATCGCGCATAACTTTACGCACCTGAGCCTTGGTAATCTCTTTGCCGTCCACTGTCGCAACGATGTCATCTGCTGCCAGATGCTCGTTAGTCCAGAGAACGTCTTCGGCCCATTCGATAGCCTCGTCGATTTCGCGGGCCTTGCCCTGCAATTTCTCAACGCTGTCGATGTCGGCAAACGGATTGTTTTCAATCCGCTTAGTCTCCAAGGGATTCTTTTGCGATTCCCGATTCGCTAGTTCTTGTTTCAGGGCATTAAGCTGTTCCTCGGCTTGCTTACGTTTTGCGGTAAGCTCACCGAATCGGGCTACTGCGCGGCTACCGAGCTTGTCGGCAAGCTCCCGCAGTTCTGCCTCTGACATGGACTCTAGGTCGATTTCCTTCTTAGAAAGAACATCTGCTTCCTCTTGGCTTACAGGTTCGTTCTCGGTAACGGCCTCCGCTTGGGTGTCGTTCCGAGACTCAGGCTGGGCTTCCCCGGCCTGCTTATCCTCCTGCTCCGCCTTTGGTTGCGGTTCTGCTGGCTTGACGTTAATTACTTCGGTGGAGATTTTAGGCTCCCCCTGAACTTCCGTCTTACCACCCCGGCGTCGGAGTGCATACATCCCGAACGCAAGGTTGTCTGAGCTTTCCACTGCACTTTTTTCACCCGCAGCGTTAGGTGTTAGAACTTCATTAGACATAGTTATCAACGCTCTCTTTGAACGCCTGAGCGATTTGCGATAACGTCATTGTAACACGCTTTTTTGCTGCTTGACATTTATTTGCTATTATGTGCAAAGTCTTGAAGTTCAATGAATCCCAAACCCCGTAAGCCCACCTCCTATGACTGGATAGCTCCAGAGCACTGGAAGGCTGCGCAAACAATGCGCCGAGTTAAGGTCAGGGGCAACGCGGCACACGCCAAAATGCACCCCTTTGGAGAGCTAGTAATTGAGGAGCACGAAATCTTTCGTTACTCCCGCGCTAACCCCCCGGCCCATGTAATCGCTATGTTACAAGCGAACCAACTTTAGGCTTGACAAGATTTTAAAATCCCCCTCACACTCCCCCTTTCTTTTAAGGGGTTTCTTTTATTTTCAGTTTACTTATTCTCTTTCTTAGCCGCCGCTTAAAGCGAGCGGCCCTTATGCCTAAAGAGAATCTCCTCTGCGTTAGTCATCTTTAGGATTTGGTCGTAAGCGAGAATCTGTCCCGAAATTTGCTGCATCTTATGAGGCTCTGCGTTAAAGAGAGCCGCGATACAGGACTCACGCTCATCCTTGATTGACTCAAGGAAGTCAGCGAACTGCGTGATGTGAGAGAGGTGGTCGAGGGATTTTTCGAGTGACATTACTTAGAGTGTTTGCGAACCATTGAAGCAAGGGTCTGTGCTCGTCCTTTTACTTGCTTCGCCCACTTGCTGTCAAGCATCTCAGCCGCGGCGGTCTTGTAATCCTTTTGCATCAATGCAGCTTGGGTCTTCTCGAACTCGTTTAGCTTGGTAAAGCCGAGATTGAAAGACATGTCAATCAAAGCCTTCCTTACGTCTGCTGGCTGCTGGTCAAAGTTAGGCAACCACTTACGAGCGTCGTTAAACGCCTGAGTAACAGACTCATTGTAAAGACGCTTAATTTCTGATTCCGTCAGGCGAACCTTGCCGCTAATCAGGTCTTGCGGGTTATACCCCATTTGCCTAATGATGCGCTGGTTATGCGGCTGCGTCAAATTAAAGCCGACACCAATAGTAGGCTTATCCTCGGTGTCGAGGTAAACATACTGCTTAACGCCTTCGTGTTCGGCAATCTGATTGTAAAGGTCTTCAGAGAACTTTCTTTGCTCCGCACTTGAGCGAGCAACCATTTCGTCGTAGTTGCCAATTTCGGCCATATCAAGCCCCCATGCTTTGAGTATTAACGTCACCCATAGCAGCAGGCTGAGTCCCAATACGACCAATCTGAGCGTTCTGCGCTTGCTGCATTTGGAAGGTGTATTGCGCTGCATACTTCTGGAGTCGTGCCGCAAATGCTTCGTCTTGCTGCAAACGCTGTGCAACGTCTGGTTGTGAAGCATACTGCTGAATAACTTGAAGCGCAATCTGTGCGCCATTCGGTCGAGCAGGCATTTCGATGCCAGCAAAAATCTTAGTAAGGTCATCCGTAACAAACCGGACGATTTGCTGTTGCGCTTGCTCAATCGGTTGCAGCACCGCGTCAGCAGCAATCGGGTCGATAGCGTTAGCCGCAATGTCAATGAGAGCGTCGGGGTTAATACGTCCATTACGGTCCAGTTGAATGAGGCTGACAAGCTGGTTCAACTTTGTCTCCTGCGTTTCGGGGTCGGAGTTAAGGACATCATAACCGATAACAATGTCGTAATTCTCGTCAGGGTTCCCCTTGTCGAAGCGCATCGGGTCAACGACGCCGGTAACACGGAAGAACACTTGGTCAGGGCCGAACCGCTGGTAGCACTTGAACGCCATCTTGATAACGTCCTGAACGTGCAACAAGAACTTATCTAGGATAAACTGACGCTTCGTAGCGGAAGCCGGGTCATTCGCGCTAAGGCCAACGAGACGGTCAGCAACGTCAAGAAGCGTGCGCTCCATTTCCACGGAGCCGGGGTTATACTGCGGCGTAGGACCGAACTGGAACTCGCCACCACGGCGATACGGAACAAACCGTCCCGGCCCCCAATCACTCGGAGCGTTACCAACCGGGTGCATAATCGGCGGCATCGTAGCCATTGAGTTACGGTCAATGCGGCTATCGCGCTCAATCTTCACCTGCCACTGAATACCGCGCAGAACGTCGGCCATGCTCTGAACATCATACAGACGCTTAGAGGCTTCGCTAAGACGAGTTACAATTACGGGATAATCCTCGTAACCGTTCATAAGCTCGAACTTGGCGTAAGGCTTAATCTCACTAATCTTCGATGAAAGCTCCCGATGAAAAACCGTGCAGTAAATGCCCTCGGAATTGTCAATCGGGTCCACGAGACGCTGATAGCCGTAAACAATCTCAATCAGCTCGTCCGCCTCGTAAACCATGTCGTCCCAAAGGACAGACTTCCGGGTGTTGTTCTCCTGACCAATCGTGTCAATGTTCACGCCCCGGTAATGCTCAATAACGTAATCCACCCAGTCGGCATCCCATCCTTCGGTGGCGACTTTGTTCTTTAGCTCTTGGGCTGTGAAGTAAGTCCGCCAGAAGCAATAAGGCGCACGCTGCGGGTCGGTGGCGTAAGACGGGAAGAAGAAGTCGCCATCAGGCGTAAGGGACTGAACCAAGGGGCAGTCCACTTGGCGGCGGCTAACAGGAATCTCAGCAATGCCCTTTTTGCGCAAGTCCTTCAGGGCTTTCTTAGCACGGGCATCCGTAACCGAGGGATACACCGAACGAAGCATAGCAATAATCTGGTCGTCAGCCGAGCCGTCAATTACGGCCTGAGCAAGCTGCGGGTCAACCTGAGCAAGCTGCTGAAGGTCAAGACGCTGGAGGTAAGTGCGGTCTTCTCGCTGCCAGCCAACGTAAGTCACGGCGATACCGCGCTCAAGCAAGTGATTTGCAGCAGACTCCATCTCTTTCTTAAAGCGAGGAATGTAGCTGCTGACCATCCACTTCAGGAACGAGGAGACAACGCGAGCACGCGCCATGTCACCGAACTCCACGGGATACGCACGAATGTTCGCACGCATCATGGAGGACATGAGCAAGGAGACGTAGCTGTTAATGCGCTCGTCAATAACATGAGCCTCGGAGTCAGACGCGCCATCCCACGGGAAAGCGTCAGAGCCGTGCTTGCGAAGGTCACGGGTTTTCCCCGGCCAGATGTTATTACGGTCATCGTAATTCTGGCGGCATTGCTGGAAATAAGGCTCTAGGTCCGCCAGCGTGTCGTCGTATGCTTTCTGAAGAACCATTACGTTCGGTTCCTTCGCGGCAAATGTAAGAGACTTCTCCTCGCTCGTGTTACTCATTAGGGATGTAGTTGAATTGGCTAAACTTGGTTACGAAAGACAGAACCGCCTCGTGCGTGAATGTCGGGTGAACCCCAATCTTTTCGCAAATGGCGGAGGGCTGGATGTTATCAGCGTAGCCAGTCACTTCCTTGTAAAGCACCTCAAAGCCGAGCAAACGGTCAGTCTGCTGCGATAGCCACTCTGGGTCACAGGTTGTATCCTGTAAGCGCGGCATGGCGGTAAGTTGTGCCTTTGTTGTCCGTGATGGCATGAACTGGAAACTTCTTATCCTTTAGCTTACCACGAAGTTTCCGAGGGATAAGCACAGGACGCTTACCATCAACGCCTTGAATCTTCGCGTAAACCCAGCGGTCATTAGGGGCAACGTGAACGAACGTCGCATAAAGGACATCTGGCGAAAGCTCAGGGATGTCCATAGCTAGGCGAATCTTAGCCACGGCATCCTCGGTAAACCAAGTGTTCTTACCGCGACCGGTCCAGTCGTCCTCAGTCAGCTTGCTTGCTTTAACTTCAAGCAGCTCGTTTACATTAACGCCGAGTTCCTCGGCCAAGTCAGTAATCTTAACTTTCATTAGTAACCACCCTTTCGATTGTTAACAGACACCAGAGAGTCTTCGTCTATGTAGTCCAAGCGATGCACCGCCGCGTAACGTAATACGTCAATCGGGTCTTTCAGCGGATGCTCGCGGCTACTGCCGTCGTATTCCTGAAGCGCGAGGATAATGTTCTCGCACCTATCCGAAATGTAAAAGTGAGGCCGGTTGTTCCCGTCAATCGGCTTGTTCATGTTATACGAGAGCTTGTCCTGAATCGCTTGGATACCCGGCTCCTCCTCAATACCCGGCGCAGGAATGACTAATAGCTCCTCACGGTTAAGGTCAGAGATGTAATCGCTTTGACCGCCTTGGCCGCTAGAATACTTCGCGGCACCCATACGAGGGTCAATCAGTCGCTCAAAGATTTCCTCGTCTTCCTCAAGCGTCTTAATAAGCTCAACGTAATCCTTTACGCCGTAACCGAGCTTCTGCTTACAAGCCTCGCCGGGAACCCACTTCCCGCCGCGCTCCATAGCCCAATCGCCGTGACTAGCATCAGGCCACTCCCGATACACATACCAAGTGTCAGAGGGGTCCACGGCAATCCAGCACATGAACCACGGCTTGCTACCAGCCGGGTCAATGACCATATACTTAGTCGCCTTAGCAATCCGCTTCAGCAGCTCCTCGTGCTTAATGACATTTATGTGCGATTGGAACTTAGGGAACTTCGTGGATACGTTCCGAGTCGGCACGCCGTAAAGCGCAGTCAAAGAGTAATTATCGTCAGCCCTTGCTAGGCATTGCTCAAGTAACGCCTCGTATCCTGACCACGGGTTGTCCTTAGAGTGAAAGTAACAAATGCCCGTATTCATACTCTCGTTCTCTTGGTAATACGGAACCCGCTGAGATGAGGTAAGTCCCTCATTAACGCTTAATGATTCAATGGTTACGGCTTTCTGCCTGAAGTATTTAACCGTCTCAGTCTCGCCGTCCTTTGGCGTAAACGAGATAAGGAGCTTTGCCTTGAACGTAGCTAGACGGATATACAAGCGGTCAATCAAGTCCATACCTAAGAGATACTCGTCTAGCCATGCGCCTACGTTATGCGACTTAGGCTCGCGGCACCCTAACTCCATACCTTCAAGGATGGTGTCGTCCTGAATCCACTGCGTGTAAAACTTAAAGATAATCTTAGAGCCGTTAGGTAAGACTAGAGCGTTATCGGTAAAGCCGTTCTTGAACGAGTAGTTAATGTTACCCACGGATGACAGCATCCTAGTCTTATACTCCGCAGGCAGCCAGTTATAAACCGCTGACTGCTGCACGATTACGCTAATCTCCTTATTCTGGCTAAAGCAGTAAATCAAACTACCTGCGTTCTCAATGGCCGAGCGGACTACCAGCCTAGCGCAATACTGCGTCTTACCTGAACGGTTAGCCCCGAACAGCAGCAAGGTCTTGAACTTAGCAATGGCCCTGTCCGCGTAATCCCAATGCGGGAGACTAAAGCCATACCGATACGGGTCTTTCTCGGCGTTCTCAATCGCCTGATGGTAAGCCTCGTAAAGCTGTATCAGCTTCTCTGGCTGCATCTTAGCCATCTCAGCCGCAGTCGGCGGCTTCAAGATAGGATGCTCTCGCCAGTTAAGAGCCATCAGTTATTAGACCAGAGCTTAGTGCTCGTAAGCTCCTCGCCCATATACTCGTCCTTAGTCCCATCAGGCCAGCGCACAACGTAAGCGAACCTGTCCGCATAAGCAGTAACCCCTATAACCATACCCGCTTGCTCCCCGCAAAGGAGCCATACTTTTTGCATAATCTTGAACTTGGGGGCTGCCTGATTCGCGGCCATAGCAAATAAGTCATTAAGACTCATACCCTCCGGTAGCTCGCCGTCGTCGTCAGGAAAGTTCTGTTTCATTCGGTTCATTACCATCGGTTACCTCATTAGCCGTTACGTTAAGTTCCCCTTGCTGAATCTGGTTCCTAGCTTCCTCAATCAGCTTCCTAGCGTCCTCAATGCTTAGTTTCTTACTCGTGTGCTCAACTCTTACGGTATTCCCCTCAAGCGCAGCAAAGCCTTTATCCTGAGCAATCGCATAAGGCAGCACTAAGTCCTTGAGGTTCACTTTCATAAGCTGGTCTTCATCCTCAGCCAGCATTTGCATTTTCTTCTTAGCCAGTTGCCTAAGCCCCTCGGCCATCTCGAACCCGTCGTAAGCTAACTGCTTCCTGCGCTTCTCTAGCGTATCCGGGTGCCTAGCCTTAAGGCCCACTAACGCCGTATACCCTATCCCAGTCGCGGCCTCTACATCATCATAAGTCTTCCCCTCAGCTAGTAACTCTAACGCTAGTGCCGCCTCTACCGGCTTACGGTTCTCTACTAAGTTAGCGTTACCCCCAGAACTAACTACAGAAGTAGCCGCAATAGGAGAGATATAACCAGAGTCATCCACCCCCTTAGCTTACCCCTAGTGTCAAGCCCCCTGTTAAGCCCCCCTTTAGGAAAATTTTACACCCCCTATGGAACCAATCATAATCGCGCCCCCGCCCAGGTCCGCGCACGCCCTCCCCCGCCAGGTGATACTGAGACCCGGTCTCAAGTGGGATCTCGCTGTAGTATAGAAGCGCGCCGCGCACAAACGCAAGAGGGTTGCAGCGCAATCTACTTGCAACACTTAACGAGAATCAGTCTCAGGAGTTAATGAGAATCAGTCTCAAGTAGACTGGTCGATGGTGGGCTGATCTGTTTGCAAGGGTAGGGTAGAGGGTAGGGCAATGAATCCCTCTGCGCGTTGCGCTGCGTATGGTGCCTATAGTCCTCTATTGCCCTCTTGTCTTCCGCTCTTCCCTTGAAGGTGATTTGTGGGCCGCGCATTGCGTTTTTGCGTATCAGGTAAAAAAATACACTATTTTATTCCGTTGCGCATCAACGGTTTACGAGCTGTTTGAAAGATTGTTTAAGAAATGCGCTTGCAATTGATTAATGGATCCCCTTTAGTGGTGAGCGTTGAAGGCCGAGTGCCTGAGACGAGTCAGTTGATCTTTGAAAGTTGCGGCTAAGTCTGCAAAAATGGAACGTGCAATGTCGTGAGGGATTCCTCGCGGCTCAACGAAGTGAGAAACAAATTAGGCCAAAACCCGCCGCCCGATGAGACAATCCCAAGGGCGCGTAAGCAAGGTAACGTTGTATTAGCCTACCTTGTGCGGCGAGCGAAAAAGAGTTCATTTCGGCATGCACGTTGACGCTGTAGTGAGAGTGCAGCAAACCCATAGGCGTGCAGCTACGCCTATTTCACACTTGCAAGCAAAACGCCTTTTCGTGGCGCAAGTGATCAACATGACAAAACGTCATGGCCAAGTTTTGCAAAATAGAAAGACAAAAACAATGGAAACGCAAATCACGCTCCTTACTAAGGAGCAAATCAATAACCGAGTCCGCAACGGCGGCAACTCGTTCAGCAAGGAAGAAATGCTCGCACATCGCGACGAGATCAAGTTGGCGCGGAAAGAGAAAAAAGAGTGGCTTGGTTCGTTGAACGAAGAAGAGCAACTCGACATGATTCGAGCCGCGATTCGCAACGGATTTCAGTTGCAAGACACTAAGCGGCTGAACCTGAAGAAATCGGAAAAATTCACACCTGTTTTTATCCGTAAGGATGAAGCCACGGCGTTGGATAATGAGGAAAAGAAACTCCTCGCCAAGCTTGAGAAGATCACCGCCCGCAAGGCGGAGTTGAACGCCGTTGCCGCCTAACCCTAACGAAAGACACACAATGAGAGCAATTCACGAAATCGCCAGGGAGATCAGAAAAACCTGGCCCAGTCCATACTTCGGGGCGCGTCCTTACTTAGACGCAATGTCATGCCTTAGCTCAGTAAGCGATAGCTACGGCATGGACGACGCAAAATCCATCGTCACCTACTTCCTGTGCAATGCCACAACGTGGCGCGGAGAAGATGCGCGACGGATCAAAAAAGAACTGAAAGACGCTATTCGCTGATAACAATGATAAATAACGAAACACTAAAAGCCCTTCGTGGCGAAATCAATGCCGCTCTAGAGAGCGTTGGAAAGAAGTATAACGTGCAACTGGTTGCGGATTCGTGCAAATATAACTCACATTTCGCAACATTTAAGCTAAACGTCAGCAACCTGTCAGAAGACGGTCAAGTTGTCGATGAGCACATGTCCTATCTTCGCATGATGCGTAAGATGCTTGGCTTAACAGAAGAGCACCTAAAACAGACGTTTAAGATTGGTGGTGAAGATTATGTGTTAAGCGGATATAATCCTCGCGCCCGCACCAGGGACGCAATCATTACCAAGCTTAGTGACGGGAAAAAGTATATGGTTTCGATGCAAACTGTTACAGACATCTTGCTGAGGGCTAAATAATACGAAAGACTACACATGAGAGACAATAGATTAAAAAACCATGAAACTATCCATCACTAAAACGAGTGACGCCAAGATTCGTGCAAATCTTAAAGCGTGGCTTGTTAATGCGAGTGAGCAAGAGATCGAAATCGGCAAGTCGTGGTATCGTGACGCGCAAACCTTTTGTCAGTCATTGGCAAAAGAATTTGAAGTCGATCCATACATTTGCGCGAGCGTAGTCTCTTGCCTGTCGCCAAACAACAAGTGGCAGCGAAATAAGATCGACGCACGCGCCGTATTAGTTGCTTGGAAATCTGGCCTGAGTGCCGACTCCGTAAAAGTTTGCACCTTTAACGGTAACAAGGCGAAGGCTTTCCGCATCCTCAATGAAGGGTCACGCATAGCAGCGAGCGCACCAAAAACGCACGCTTTTGCAATGAACTGCGGATTGTTATCGCCTGACCATGTGACTATTGACAAGTGGCACATCCGAGCGTGCTTAACTAAACCCAAAGATGGAATCACCGAAACCGCCGAACAAGTCACCGATAAACAATACAGGCGCATTGAGGCGATAACCGCACAGATCGCAAAGGCAAACGGATTAATGGGCTATGAGCTACAAGCGATCATATGGGTTGCGATCAAAAATAATTGGAACAGATAAACCACACGTAACAATAAACTAAATACACATGAAAGTATTAGTAGCTTGCGAATACTCTGGCACTGTGCGAGACGCCTTTGCCAAACTCGGTCACGACGCAACCAGTTGTGACCTGCTGCCATCCGATGCCGGTGGTAGCCACTATCAAGGCGATGTCTTTGACATCATCGACCAAGGCTGGGATTTAATGATAGCTCACCCGCCTTGCACTGATCTAGCAGTGTCAGGTGCTAAATGGTTCGCTGAAAAGCGTGCCGATGGTCGACAGCAACGCGCCCTGGGATTTGTGAGCCGACTTTTAGACGCACCGATTCCGAAGATCGCGCTAGAGAACCCTATCAGCATCATCTCATCGCACATACGCAAGCCTGATCAAATCATCCAGCCATGGATGTTCGGGCATCTCGAAACAAAAGCGACTTGCCTTTGGTTAAAAGGGTTGCCAAAACTCACGGAAACTAACAACGTGAAGGAAGCAATGATGAAGCTGCCCAAGAAAGAATACATGAGGCTGCATTACCTGCCACCGTCAAAGGACAGGTGGAAGATTCGCTCTAAGACCTTCCAAGGCATCGCAGATGCCATGGCTAAACAATGGACAGAGTAACAATAAACCAAATACACACATGAAAGTCATCGTAACGGCCAGCGACGGCCATAACATCACTACAACCAAAGGCAATCGGAACAGTGATCTGCTTCGGTATATCATCGACAACCTGCCAGAAGATCGGGCGTTAATCCGAGAGGGCAGCGCCAAAATCTCCGAATTGAAAAAAGAGATTCACGACATCAAAAAAGAGATAGCAGACGCGACAGGATACATGATTGCCCGCTTCTAACCCTAACCACAAAACCACACACACACATGAAAACGCTACTCCAAACCTTCCTCGACCTACTTTGCGTTGCCGCGCTGGTCTTGATTGCAGCAAGCCGCTTCGTTTGGCTCGCCGTCACTAATCCGCGCCGACTCGTGGCGTGGATGCGAAGTGACTTCGGGGATGAAATCGACTAACACAACCATCAACCAATAAGAAAGGAAATCCCATGAATAAATCAACCCAAAGGGCGCAGGCGGCTATCGCCAAGGAGGTTACCCGCCTTAGGCATGAGAACAGTCAACTTCGCAACGCGCATGATGATCTAATAGCCTGGTTGGAACTGATCCACGCAAATGCCGCAGAATCCCCGGAATGGATTCGCGCACGCATTGAAACGGCCCTAGCCAAAGCAAAGGGAGAACGGTGACCGCCATCCTCTTTTTGATCGCCGCCGCCGTGGTTGTCCCGGCGGTGGCCCCTCTTATCGCACAGCTATTAACCGCCGTGCTTTCCCCAATCATTAAACTTGCCGCCTATCTCGGGCGGCTATTCAAATAAACAAGCGACTGATAATTATGAAAGACTACACGATACAAGATGCCGAAAAAGCAATGGAACATTTGCTCGACGTGATTGAGCACATAGCCCGGAAAGACCTTGCCGAAGAAGGCAAGGAACCTACGCTCGAACTACTACAAAGCCACATAGAAGATAACCTTGGTTACTTTTATTCCCTCGCATCAGAAGCTAGGGGCTTTCAATCTTCAGAATGGTTGTAACATTCCCATCCCTTTCCCACATGAACGGAGAAACTTTAGACGACCAATCCCTCACTTCAATCGCCCGTGTCACGGACGCTTTCATTGCGTTCCTTGAAGGGGCCGCGCCCTCACCCTTGCCGGGTGCAGATTTGCCCGTAGAAGGGCAGGAATCGGGCTTTACTGGCTCGCCTAGTAAGTCGTATTGCATCACGGACCTACCTAACGGCGGCGTGCAGATTGTCAATGCGCCTGACGAGGATGATGACCGCATGGAGGCGCGGCGATGAAAAGCAAGGAACTAACCGAAGCGCGGAACGCTTACAGCGTCGAACGCAAACGCTTTCTTGCACTTCGCGAGGCATACAATGACGCCGAGGCAGAGATTGAACGGCTGAAGCGCAAGGTTGAGCGATACCACACGGCTTGGCTGATTGAGCGAAAGATAAACAAGGAACTTCAATCCAACAAATAAACCCATGTATTACCCACAAAACAGAGATGCAGAACACTGGGAGTCGGAGAGGCGGCTTGCAGAATATGACCGCCGCGCCGAAGAATTTGAGCGGTTCGCGGACCTTAGCCAGATACTAATCAAAACACCGCTTGCAGAATCAGACAAGACTAACAACGAGGACAACAAATGAATAAGCTAGGCAGACCACCAGAGAACGGCGTTGGTCGTGCTCGCCTCAGAAAAACCTGGGTGAGCCACGAGACTGCGCTGATAATCGAATCATGGCGACGAACCTTTGGCTTGCCTACTGGCAGGTGCATTGACGCAGCCATTCAATACGTTAAGGACAGGGAAGACTTTAGGATTCCAAAGGCTGGAGTCCGTCCGTCACTGAAGCAGTATCATTAAACCGAATACATATGAAAAACACACAGAAATTCACCGTCGCCCCGGCCAAGAACGCCGAGGAGAACGAACCGCAATGGGCAGTCTGGCAAGGTAACTGGCAGATCGCTACCCTCTGGAGCGAGTCCGCCGCCGAGTGGGTGGCCGAGCTGATGAACGCAGGTTACGAGGCTACCTTGGAAAAAAGAATTACGGAAATTCTTGAAGGCCACCAGCTTGGGAAGGTGCCTGAAGAAAGTTCTATTTCAAGCTGAAACCTGTGCTATAATGCTTGCAACGGTGGGCAAGCCGTTGAAGACTTTTGGGAGTTTATCCCAAGCCCCCGCAAGGGGCGAAGCCCTCAGTGACTTGCCCACTGGGGGCTTTTTATTTAGCCCTCCGCAGACCCCGCAGCGTTAGGGTCAGATGGGCCTCGGTAGTAGACGAGGACAACGGTGCAGGTTTCACAAGCCTGCTTAATAATTGCCCCGCAAGGGGGGATTCCGGGGATGGTCAGAGATGACCCTGCTGAAAAGTGTCAGATGCCGTGCAGTATCCCGGTCGTGTCTTAGGCTTCCGAACTTTTTGGAGACTTTGAAACAGGCACAGTCCATCCGGCAACGGGTGAATTGTGCCTTGACTAACCCACCATTTTGGAGTCGATGAAACTAGAACACGTTAGAGCGGAAACCGAATCTCCTTAAACCTCTCAACGAGCGGCCCCATTGAAGGGCCGCGCTCGTTATGATACTAAAAAACTACGTCGGAGTGGGAACATTGAAACTTAAAACTAAAGACATCCCTACGGTAAGGGCTTCTCTCCTTAAACAACAAGAAGGGATTGACCCGATTACAGGATTACCGATTGAGGTTCCGTGCCTAGATCACGACCACAAGACCGGGAAAGTTCGCGGAGTCTTAGACCGTAAGTGTAACGCATGGGAGGGGAAGGTTCGCAATGCGTTTGTCCGCGTCGGACTGGCTAAGACTAAAGCCGATTACGCCGAGTGCCTTCGCCGCCTTGCTGATTATGTATCCAAGGATTACTCACAATCAGACACGCACCCGATGCACAAAACTTTGTCAGAAAAAAAGATTGCAAGGAACAAGAAAGCCCGATTGAAACGGAAACGAGCCAAGAAGGTTAAAAAAAAATATGAATACCAAACCAAACTCAATTAAGATTGACGACGTGGAATACGTTCGTGCGGATTCCATTTCTAAAGCGACCGATAGCGACGGCCTTCCTTATGTCATTGTGCGTAGCCGAGACTCCGGCTGTCACGCCGGTTATCTGAAGACCAGAAATTCAGAGACTAGCGTTACACTGGTCAATAGCCGACGAATCTGGCGATGGGCGGGGGCCGCAGAGCTTACCGACCTTGCAACAAAAGGGACCAGTAATCCTAAAGAGTGCAAGTTCCCCGGCGAGGTTGCCGAGATTGAGGTTATCGGAATCTGTGAAATTATTCCCGTAACCGAAAAGGCCAAAAAGTCTATTGCGGAGGTTGTCGAATGGACGGAGTGATTTACGATTACGGTTCCAGTTACGGTTATGGTTCCGGTTACGCTTCCGGTTCCGGTGACGGTTACGGTTACGGTTACGGTTACGGTGGCGGTGACGGTTACGGTAACGGTAGCGGTCACGGTTCCGGCTTCGGTAACGGTGACGGTGAAGGTTCCGATTACAATTAACCATTACTTTCAAGCAGAGCCATCTGCCGAAGGGCCAACGACGCCAGCCGGGGCGGTGCGAAAATACCCGGTAAAATTTAAACCTAAAGATAAACATGAACGGTAAGGGAGACAAATCTAGACCACTCTCCATCCCTCGCGCTCAATTCGAGGCGAACTGGAATTTGATTTTCGGTAAGCAACAACAACAAATAAAGGAATCCAATGAATCCAACCTTAGAAAATACTCGGTTACTCGGCGTGGGCGAAACGCTTCGCGCTAACGATTACATCCTCATTGACGAGGACTTCATCCCGGTAGGACGGGAGCACACGGGGCATATTGTGAACGGCGACGAGGACTTCGACTTCGTTCGCATCACGACCATTGACCCGCTTGAGGCTCTGGCTGATGCTTACGGCATCGAAACAGAGATGGGCCGCGAGGCTTTGCGTATTGCCGTTGATAACATCCAAGTGATGGACTCTAAACAAAGAGACTACGGCTCGAACAACATCGCTGCCTTTGGCGAATACGGCGTGCTAGTCCGCACCTGGGACAAGGTGAGCCGCCTCAAGAACCTGCTTCAGAACAATAGCGAACCGAAGAACGAATCCATTGAGGACTCGTGGCTCGACCTCGCTAATTACGCCATCATTGGCGTGCTCTGCCGCCGTAATCTCTGGAAATGAAAGTCACTAAGACCAACGAAGCCGGTTATCGGTTTTGGGTTGAGTCTAGTAGTGACCGGGAGCCTTACCTTGTGGATCTCACGGCGAACAAAGGACTCCCTGTTTGCACTTGTAACGACAACAGGTGCCGCTGCCAACCTAAGCTGAACATTTTCCAAAAGATTGTTCGACACTTCTACCGTGACCGCACAATCTGCAAGCACGTTGACGCTGCAATATTCTATTGCGGCTGTATGGTAGTGGCCGCTGCTACTAACAGAAAAGCGGACGACGTTTTCCACCAATACACAAAGAAAGAAGATAAGGAACATTATGAGTAATGAATCAGGACACTGGTATACCCGCGAGGGTAAAGCGATGCACCAAGTCGCCAAAGCTAACGGAGAGATGCGCGACACTACGCTCGCTGACGCACGCAAGTTCGACCTGCTTCCGTCAGTCTCTGCGTTTCTGCGGGTCAGGAATAACCCCGGCCTTCAGAATTACATTGAGGACAGTATGCTTCGTGCAGCGTTTAATTGTCCGCCATCTGGCGGCGAGGAATACGCTGCTTGGAAAGTCGCAATCAAGAACATGGCAGACGCGCCTGCTAAGACAGCACGCGACCTCGGCACTACGGTTCACGGAGCCATTGAGAAGTATTACTCAGAGCCGCTGCTTTACATGCCTTACGACATCCTTGTGGACGACAAGGCCGTTAGCTGTGATGAGTTTGTTAAGCCTGTTGCCGAAGTTATCAGTGGCCTTGGGCTGGAAGTCATGCACTCCGAGAGCATCGTAGTTAATAACGCTCACGGTTACGCTGGCACCGCTGACATCATCTTCAAGACTCCTGATAGCTACGGCGTATTAGACTTCAAGACCTGCAAGACCGAGGAAGGTAAGCGCAAGAAGCCTTACAACGACCACGGTATGCAGATTGCCGCCTACGTTGCCGCAGTCTGGGGCGGTGACTTCGACTACCCGATTGGTCCGAAGTGCCGGGGCTACAACCTTTACATCTCGACTAACGAGATTGGCAGGGTGGACGTTCACGAGTGGAGCGCAGAGGACTTGCAAAGCAAGTGGCTCTCGTTCGTGAATCATATTGAGATGTGGATCATGGAGAAGAACTACGACCCTCGCCGCAAATGAACCCTGAACAAATCTTCATCGGTTCTTGCCTCCTGAACCCGCAGCTTATTGACCTCGCGGTTCAGGACGGCCTGACGGACTCCATGTTCACAACGACTGAACGCCGTGAACTCTGGCTCGCGCTTCTCAAGTTACGCACCGAGGGCAAGCACATCGACGTATCCGCGCTGTATCTGGCGATGGGTAGCTCGTTCCCACTAGAAGAAATCTCTCAGTGTGAAAAGGCCGCGCCGACTTCGGCTTACGGCAAGCCGTCATTAAAGAGCGTCATTGAGGCAGGAATCTTGCGCCAGGTTAAGCCAGCGATCAACGACATCGCTAGCAAGATAGATGATGGCGAGGCTTCTTACGAGGACATCCGTGCATCCGTAGATAACGTGCAGCTCCTCATGCAGCCTAGCGAAAGTCAGGATGAATCACTTGACGATATCTTGGACTCAGCGGTGGCGTTCGTTAACGAGCAACTGTCAGGCGAGGACGCCACAAAGGGGCTGATTACTACTGGGATTGACTCGTTCGACAGACTCGCTGGCGGCATTCAGTCGCACGAATACGTTGTCGTCGGCGCACGAACCTCAACAGGCAAGAGCAGTTTCATCAATCAGATGGCTGGGCATAACTTGCGTAACGGAAAGCGTGTCGCTATCTTTACCTTGGAGACTTCATCTAAGTCAGTAGTGCTGCAAATGGCAGGCCAGCGAGCCGGTGTTAATCTGCGCGCTCTTAACGAGGAGATGCCTGAGCGAGTAAAGAAACTCCAAGAGGGGTTGCGCTTGCTGCGTGAGAAACCCTTGCTCGTATTCGACCACGACCTCACGCTTGACCGCATTGAGGCGCGGTGCCGCTTGCTCGCGGCTAACTTCAAGCCTGACGTAGTGTTCATTGACTACCTCGGCTTGATTAAGGCCAAGGGCGATGGTGCTTACGAGCGCATGACTACGCTCTCGAAGGCCATGATTCCGCTGCGTAAGACTCTCGGCTGCGCTATGGTAGTAGCCGCGCAGCTTAACCGTGGTAATGAAAAGGAGAACCGCCCACCTAGCAGAACGGACTTCCGTGATACAGGTTCGATTGAGGAAGATGCTCATCGCATCATTGCCATCCATCGTCCCAAGGATAACCCAATCACAAACATTGAGCAGGACATTAACGGCTCAAACTTTTACTCGGAACTTTACCAACTGAAGTTGCGTGATGGTAACCTGGCCCACGCCCCGGTGAACTTTAACGCGAGGCATACTTGCTTCGAGGAACTAACATAATAAGAAAGGAAAAATGAATGAGCTGGCTTTATTCGCAGGTGCTGGTGGAGGAATACTTGGAGGCAAACTCCTTGGATGGAGAACAGTCTGCGCCGTCGAGTGGGAACCTTATCCCGCAAGCGTATTGTGCGCCCGACAAAATGAAGGCGTTCTCCCGCCTTTCCCAATTTGGGATGACGTTCAAACCTTTGATGGACGACCATGGCGAGGCCGTGTTGATGTCGTTTCTGGAGGATTTCCCTGCCAAGACATCAGCTCCGCAGGAAAAGGCGCAGGAATCGAAGGAAGTCGCAGCGGAATGTGGCGGCACATGGCGCGGATTATTGGTGAGGTTCGACCAAGATTTGCTTTCATCGAAAACAGTCCTTTGCTCAGAACAAGAGGACTCGCAACGGTTCTCAAAGACCTTGCCGAAATGGGGTATGATGCGCGATGGGGAGTGCTCGGAGCGCACCATGCCGGAGCACCTCATAAGCGGGACAGGATGTGGATTGTCGGAACCATGGCCGACGCCAACAGTAGCCGAGGCAACAAAGATTCCAGCTTGCGCCAACTATGGACAAGTGGGACTCAACAATCACCCAAGGATTCGCGGGTATCCGACCCGACCGAAATTAAAGAAATCACGCAAAAAAGAGTGGGCGACGCCAACGTGTCACAATGCAAAGGAGGCAGCATATCCAGCAGAATTTACTCGGAAAACCCCAACTCTAACCAGTCAGGCGCATGGTGGACAACCGACCCGGCCGATGCCCCTAAATCCGGTGTGGGTCGAGTGGCTAATGGGGTGGCCGCTAGGGTGGACAGACTTAAAGCCATTGGAAACGGACAAGTCCCGGCGGTGGCTGCACTCGCATGGGAACTTCTATCAAAATGAAACGCTCACCGCTGAAACGTAAGACACCGCTTAACCGCGTGTCGTCTAAGCGTGCCGAAGAACTAAAGGAATACCGCAAGCTCAAGAGCGGCCATATAAAGAAAAGACCTATCTGTGAGATATGCGAAACGAACAAAGCAATAGACATTCATCACCGTCTCCCCTTGGGGCGCGGCGGGAAGCTATGCGACACGACGATTTTCGTTGCAGTCTGCCGCTTTTGCCATAACTATATTCATAACAACCCAGCCTGGGCCGAGGAAAACAACTGGATTTTGAGGATTACAAATGAAAGATACTAACGAGCAAATCAAACAAGTGACTAACGCGCTGCTTCGGGATGCCGAGGAAGCATACCGAGACGGCGATGAGGTCGCCTTTTTCAAAAGCCTTGAGCGGATGAAGGTGGGGGCAGAGGCTCTCGTCTTGCTCGCTCAGGTTGCGGACTACACGAAAGAAGCCGACGATGTTTGAAGGCAACCGCATTTGCGAATCCTCTCGGGCCATCCAGCATTTGCTGGAGAAATACAAGCCGACAGACGAAGACTCTACCGGGCGACACGTTGACTACCGCACGCTGATTCAACCTCGCGGCGTTGTTGCCAAGCACGCTACGTTCCCAGACCCCCAAAAAAAGACGGTTCGCTCGGCTAACCGCCAGCGGGCTTTTGACCTGCAACAAGACGTAATCAGGCTTCGACTTTCTGGGCTGTCTTACTGGCAAGTGTCCAATGAGCTAGGTATCCCAATCGGCACCTGTAAGACAATCTTGCACAGATATAACCACAAGCAAAAGGAAGCTAAGTGAAAACCACAGGACTGTTCACCACGCATCGCGTGGAAATCGAAGTAGAAACAGGGAAGCCGTTTAAGCTCATCCCTTTCGGAGACATTCACCGCGACTCTGATATGCACGCTGACGAGCATTGGTCCGAGTTCCTGGACTACGCCAAGCAGCAGAAGAACGCAGTGTTCCTCGGCATGGGCGATTACTCTGACGGCGTATCTACCTCGGAGCGCATCATCCTTAGCGATACTGGGATGCACGACACGACTAAGCGGACGCTTGACGGCGTTTACAAAGGCGTGATGAAGACCCTCGCTAACGAGCTAGACTTCATGCGTGGGCGGTGCATCGGGCTGCTCGGTGGCAATCATTACTTCGCTTTCGATAACGGCGACACGACTGACCATATGCTTGCGGCTTACTTGCAAACCAAGTTCCTCGGCGTGTGCTCGTTCATCCGTCTTAGCCTTCGGTTCAAGGGCCGCACGCAACGCCAGTCCCTCGACATTTTCGCGCATCACGGTAAGGGCGGCGGCACGCTCCCCGGTTCTACGTTTAATACGTTAGAGAAGATGCAGCAATCTGCTGACGCTGACTTTTATCTGATGGGCCACGACCACAAGAAAGGTTGTATCCCATCGTCCCCGCGCCTGACGCTTGTCTCTGGCGGGAAGAACCCAGAGCTTACTGTCCGCGAGCGGACGCCTTGGCTTGGCCGCACGGGTTCATTCCTCAAGGCTTACGAGAACGGTCGCGTGTCTTATAACGTAGATGCCGCAAGAAGTCCTTGCGCTCTCGGGTGGATTGAGTTTGAAATTACCCCAGTCCGCCGCATTAACAAAGCAACCAAAGAAGACCGGATTGAGTTCAACATTCGCGGCACCTCGTAACTTCTTGACAGCAGCATAACCATAACTAACAAAAAAACCATGAGCCTAGATACCATCGTCAACACCCAGCCGGGAAATTACATTAACGGTTCCTTTAGTGGAACAGTGAAGTTCGCCAAGCAACGCCTTGGCAAGTTCGGCCCTTACGAAACAGCCGTAATCGTCGTAGATGGAACAGATGTCAGCGCGATGTCTGATGCCCCTATCTTCGTCCCTAACAATAACAAGACCGTCGCGTTCAGCGGGAAAGGCATGAAGCGTAAGGATGATTACAACGGCAAGCCTCAGATTTCTCTTGGCAAATCCGTCATCGTGACTACGCAAGACGCCGTGGACAGCCACTCCGAAAGCAATCAGGCTTACGCTACGCCTGCAAAACAGGCTCATACTGCCACGGAAACGGCCCTTAATGGGGCTGAACTGGCTAAGGCGTGGGCCGACCTAGCCTCGGCTACGCGCAAGGCGTTTAACGACGCTGGCCTCCCTGAGATTGCTGATAACGCTGCACTCCGTGCTCCTGAGTGGGGTGCCTTGTGGTGGTTCGGTCAGCGCACGATTGAAACCCCTGCACCCGAGGACGACTTGCCTTACTAAACAATTAGGTATTGCGACGGCGGTAACTCTTCGCTGGTTAGTTTTCATCACCTCCCCGGTAATCGCATAAAAGCCGGGGACTTTTTTTGCCTGAGTAGCTCAACGGTAGAGCACCTGTTTTGTAAACAGGCGGTTGCTGGTTCGATTCCAGTCTCAGGCTCCAAACGAAACAGAACAACTACGAACAACTAGATACTATGAGCGACGAACTGAAAGAGAAGATTAAGCGCATCGCGGCTAACCACCGATGGGAAGTAGGCAACGTAACCTTGCACGAGGGTAACGTGTATGTCTGGGCCACGAACGGTAAACCCCTCGGCATCATCCCCGAGTCTTGGGTTAATGGGATGGATAGGTTACAAGCTACCGCCAGGATGCGGCTTGCTCACTGAGAAACTAGATACGCTTTTACTTGTTCGTAAACAAGCGGCGTCAACAGTCTCTTGCTTTGTAGCTCGTTAATGTAAGCTTGCCGCTCTTGCTGGGTGCGAAGTTTAGCAAGCTGCTGGGTAATATACTTAGCCCGTGTTCCATCGTTAGCGTCAAGCGCACCAATCAATCGGTCCACTTCATTAACGCCAAGGGCAAGGTCGCGCATCTGGGACTTAACCCTGTTTGCAACGCTGGCCGCAATTTGCGGCTGCTCACGAGCAATCTTTGAAATAGCAGACCCACGCTGGGACGCAGGAAGATTCATAACCTCGTCAGCAAGTAACTCTGCTGACCTGTCTTTCTCAACGGGCGGCGGCAAGTAAGTGTCCGTAAGGGCACCAAGGATTGTCTGCGAGTCTATGCGCCCCTCTTTTAGCGTAAGCGCAATCTCCTCATCAGTAAGGCCAAGCGCCCTAGAATCATTAACGATTTGCCTTACCTTATTAAAAGCAGTTCCATGTAGAGGAAGATACTCTTTATATGCAGCCTGCTTTTCCGCATCGTCAAGCGCACGCTTTCTAGCAGAGGCATAAGAGATTCTGTCGTCTGACATTGTTTTGCTTAAAGCAAACGCATCGGTCTTAAGCCTAGAGTAAGGGTTAAAAGTCTTCTTTCTGATGCCGCCGAAGTTCTCGGCAAGCAGGTCATTCATTGTGTAAACCTGGCCGCCGGGCGTCTCAACCTTGAAGTCCTTAGATTTGAGTGTCTTAAAGAATTTATTCGTTTCGCGGACAACAAGCGGGTTAAGGGTATTGTCCAAGAAGTAACTAGAGTTATCTATGAACTGCTTGTAAATCGGAGCGTTCTCGCTGGTAATGGGAGTGCCATACTTAGTCTTACCGGACACCACCTCAGATACAGGAGCGAGCAAAAGATTAGCACCGAAGAGTTGCTTGCCTAGCGACTTAGACAAAGCAGAGAACGCTTCTTCTGGCGTTGCTTGTCGGGCTGCAAGGGATGCTGCCTCAATAGCGATAGAGTGCGGGAACGTGTAGTTAAGGTTAATGTATGAGTAAGTCCCATCGTCGTTCTTGTTAATCGTAACGAGGCCGTCCTTATCCCAGCTAGGCATACGATTTCTTACCGCTTCCTCTTCCTCGCGACTCAGCCAAGGGTTAGAGCCAACGTATGCTACGCCGCCAAGAAGGGTTGACATAGCGGCCATACGGCTAGCCCCTCGGTTTCTCATCACGGCATTACCGCTAGCCATTTCTTGCAAGCCTAGTTTGTAAGTATTAAAAACGACACGGAATCGGTCAGCCGTGTAAGAAACAAACGGGTCAAGGAATCCAATAGATGAAAAGTTTCTTATGAACCTTGGTAGCGAATCGGAATCCTGGGTAGTAAGCCTTACTTTTTCAGCGGCCCTTTCCATCAGTTTTTCCATTGATTCAGCAGGATACGCCTTCTTTAGCGCGGAAAGTTCCCCATAAAAGTTAAACACTTTAGTTGCTGTTTCTGGGGCCGAGTAAAGCTTACCAACTGTTTCAATGCTTCCCTTAATCTTCTCCTTTGCTTTAGTAGGTAGCCTGTTAAGGAAGCTCTTATCGGACTCAAGCAAGCCGCGCTTGAAGTCGTTAAACTGCACGTTACCACGAATGAAGCCCTGGCGCCTAAAGAACTTAAACAACTCAAGGGTTTCTTTTGTTCTCAGCGTTCCGTCTGGCTTACCAATACCTAAGTTAAGCAGAAAGTTATTTTTAGCAGTTACATAGTTTTTGGCACGCAGAAACTCCAAGCCGTGACCCTGGGCAATGGTATCCATCACGCCGCCCCATATGTTAGATGCCCAGCCCTTTAGCGAACCAAGCGTTTTCGGAAGCTTGGCAATAGAAGATAGTGAGGCAACAAGGCCGAAGTGCTGTAAGATTGGGTCGAGGTCGTTTGACGTATAAGCATTGAAAGCATTACGAACCTCTGGAGTAGTGTATAGGCCAGCAAGTGGATTAAGAAGCTTGTCCTCAGGCTCAACAACTAATACATCGCCAAGCTTAGATTGCTTTCGGAACAAGCCAGCCGTCTGCCCGACAGATGCAACCTCTTGCATAACCTTAAACTTGGCTTCGGATGCAGTCATCTTCGCAAGCGTTTCAGACGCAAGATAAACAGGGTCGTGAATCTCGCCAAGTAGTTCCCTTGTAAGCGGGTCTATGTCTTTTTTGCGACGATAAACCCCACTCCTCGCGTTAAGCCTGCCCGTTGTGGCAAACTGCATTGCGCCCTCGCGGTCAACTAATTGGTTAGCGATGTCCGTGTATTCTTGTCGAAACTTATCAGCACGCTTTAACACACCAGCCCTTAATTCGCTAAGGGGCTGAAGGTTTGGCTGCTTGATTCCCATGTTCTGCAATGCTTGGGCGCGATACATACGCGACCTGATTGCTCGCTGGGTAAGTTTCTCAACGCGGTCTGCTACATTGCCCTCGACCCATCGCTGCATTGTCGGGATGTCTGGACGCCACCCGTTGAACACTTTGTAAGAGCGGTTAAGGTATGCGCCAAGATTATCAAGCATGGCGTTTTCAAGTGCGCCCTTACCCTCAACGAGTCCAAGCTGTATGCCTCTTTCCGTTGTATCATCAATTACTTTTCTGACAAGCTTTACGGAGGGGGCTATTGCCTCTGGGACATTAGCAAGATTTGTTTCGCCGCGAAGATACTGAAGAGTAAAGTCTGCCGCTTCCGCACGCTGGGCTTTATCTTTAATTGAGCGCAGTGCCTTGTCCATGTCTCTGATGGCGAACTCGCCATCAACGGCAAGCTGGCTTTTCTCGCCAGCAATCTTTCTAATCGTCGGGACGAGTTCCTTAATCGCGCCGTATTCCTTAATACCAGAAATCGCTTTTGAAGCATACTTAGACACTGCTGTTTCTGCGCCACCAAGTGCGCCACCAGTTACCGTTCCAAGCGCAAGAGCCGTAGTAAATTCCTCTTGTGTTGGGATGCGGCCCTCGTCAATTACAGTCTTGGCTAGTTCGGAGCCAGTAGAAATTCCAGCACCCTGAACCGCTCTCTTTGCTATGGTTCTACCAAGTGTTGTTCCACCCTTAAGTGCTTTGCCGCCGGGTATTCCGCTTAGTAAAGTAGCAACAGCAAGTTCACCATAAGAAAACTTCTCGCGTTCTCCGCGAGCAATCTGTCCCTTTTGAACAGCAATGTTAGCAGTGGCACCACCAACAGCACCACCAATAGGCACAGAAAGTCCAAACGTAGCTGGTGCGAATGGGGCACCTGCAAGCTGACCGGCAATAGCACCGCCAACCTCAATGCCCGTATCGGCAGCCATGCGACCAATGGACGGTCCTTGGCTTGGTATTTGACCCTGCTCCTCCGCAACCGCTTCTCTGTAAGCAGCGGCTACGGTTTCAAAATCAGGAGTGCCTTTTTTGTCCTTGTTAGCAACAATCCACTCCGCATATGCGTCGGCGTTTGCCATGGTATTGTTTATTGTTGTTCAAGAACCCTATTAGCAGCGGCGCGAACATTGTTTCCACTAGTCGTTGCGGTGACATTTGTTGCTGGTTGTTCGGAGAGTGCGGCAATGGCTTGCCGGAGTGGAAATATACTATTAGTGAATGAATTTCTATCTCCATATAAAACGTGCAGCTGTTCTAGCTTATTATAAAGCGGAGGATGCTTGGCGATAAATTCGTCTACCCCCATATTTTTTGCAAGTATCAAGAGTTGCGCATACCCCTCTTGGTTATTAAGCCTACGGTCACTAGCTGACATTGGTTTCACTTCGTCGGCCCTAATCAAAAAGCTTTGGTTGCCAACCGTAACAAGCTGATTGCCGCCACCGAGGTCCGTAATCACCGGAGTGGTATCGAACAGTTGCTTCATCTTGAAGTAAACGCTAGAGTCAATCGGAGCAATCTCTCCGTAAGCCTTAACGAAGGCCGCAATCTTTTCTCCGTCAGTAGCCTTGCGCGGGATGTCCTTGAGGACGGTCTTCATTTGCAGCCATTGATTCTTGTCAACTGGGTCAAGGTTAACCTCCTCTGCAAAGCGTAGCGAGCGGTCAATCACATTAGACGCCGTTTCCTCAATACTAGGCTTCTTGTCAGGTTGCTTTCCGAAATCAGCAGCAGACTGGCGAACGTTAGCAAACTCAATTAACTTATTCTTTAGCGGTTCTTGTTGCTGTTCAATGCTGGAAAGTTGTTGATTATACGACTGAATATCCTCTCCGCTAAGTTGAGAGGTTATGATGTTGGGAGAACCTGTTGGTGAAACACCAACATTAGTGCTCTTATATCCGCTTTTAAGTATAGAATTAATCCGCTCCTTTTCTTTCTCTAGATTTTGAAAGTCAGACGTAACCGCAAGCGTATCCTGCTCAAGCCTTCTTGTCGGGACAAGGCTTCCAGTTTGCGCGTTAAAAGCAAAGTATTGCTCAATGTTCTTGGGAACAGGTTTAATCGCTGGTGCCTCAGGCGCAGCGGCGGGGGCAGCAGGCTGCTTGCTGACCATGTCAATCGCCATGGCTGGGGCTTGAGGCGTAATCTTTCCCGTCTGCATGAAGTCCTCAACGGACGGCTGGGGAGCGTTCATCAAGAACGAGGTTGGCGCAGAAATATTTACGTCTGGAGTAAGAAATGTTGGAACCTTTTCTTCAACTGTTTCCGTAATCGTTTGGGGAATAGCACCAACGCCAACTTGAAACGCAGCAGACTTCCTTGCCTCATCAACAAGTTTAAACGCATTGGCCGCGCCAAACACCCTTACCTGTTTCATTACAATTTTATCAATGTCTTCTCGCGTTGCATTCTCTGGAATATTTAATGCCTTACGAACAAAGGGACTATCTATCATCGGAGAAATAATGTCAGTTGCTTCCTTATTAAGAAGCTTCTCCTCCTTGTTCTTCATGTATTTCTGCACGCCAACGCCGATAGAACTAAGGGCGTTCTGGATGCCTTGCCCGATAGCGGCAGTCCCCTGCGCCTCCATCTGCGCCCCAGAGAGAGCACCACGGAGGTAGTTAGAGTAATCTGTTGCGCCAAGTCCTGCTTGAACGCCTGTGCCGAATCCGTAAGCCATTAGATGAAAGCGGGGTTAGCGGCGAACTTACGCTCAACGATACCCGTCATCCACTTGCGGATAGCCCACTTGATAAGCGGCTTGTCCGAAATGAACTGAGCGAACTTCTCGCCGTGTTTAATGTAAAGGTTAAAGAACCAGTCAGGGGAGTTCTCAAACAGCCACTGACGGAACAAGAGCCACATCGGATTCTCGTTACCGAAGACCTCACGGGCTACCCAACAACCGGCGGCGGCACCAATGCCACCAGCAATGCCACCACCAAGAGCACCAAGGCCACCAACAATGCCGCCAATCATGGCACCACGGCCCTGATTTGTAGCACCAGCGTAACCGGCCTGAGCACCATACAGGCTAGACTGATAATTTGCCAGGTTAGCATTTTGCTGAAGCGCGAGGTTAATACCGGCGTTCGGGTCAAAGAGGTTCGGGCCAAGGGGCTGACCAGCAAGGCCAGCAGCGAACTGCGTAGAAGCCATGCCCATACCGGGGGCTTGCGCGGGACGACCAAGGATAGCTTGGAAGGGGTCAGCGGCGGTAGCTTGGTTAGCGGCAAACGCCATCTGAGCAGCTTGTAACGCTTCCTGACGGCGAGCGGCAAGGGCTTGCTCGCGGTTAAGAACCTCAGAAGCAACTGTGCTAACGTCGCCTACGCGACCACGGGAAAGTCCACCGAGACGAGCGGCTTGCTGTGCGCCACGCATCTCTTGCGGGGAAAGCTGACCAGAGGCCGCGAACCGCTGGGCGGCAAGGGCATTAAGCTGATTAACAATCGCTTGCTGCATCGGGTCAGCCGCACGCAGCGCAGCCGTAGCGCGGCCACCAAGGGCTTCAACGTCAGCAATGTCAGCAGCA